GCTGGGAGCCCCTACCCATCGCACCCTTTCGGGCCGGGTTTGAACCTATTAGAGCCGGGATTTGCCGTAGCTGGGAGCCCCTACCCATTCGTTTACGCGGTAGTGTGTTGCGGGGAAGTCGGGTTCTACCGTATGAGATGCCAGGTTTCAGTATCGTGGGAGACGAGATAGAGAGATGTGGCGCGACTACTTTGCGTCTTGGTGGAGTAATCTAAACTAGAGCTAAAAATATAATCTATCTTATTGTCTAACCTTCGAAGGTCTCGCTCGCAGCGGAAAAATAGATATGGATACGCCGTTAATTGTGACGGCGTCCATTGATAACTTAAGCAAGGTATATTTTTTTGTTGGTGGCTAAGCACCCATCGCAGATCTCGATCGAGACTGCGCATTTTTTGTATTTTTTTTATTTTTTTTGGTTCGATTTTGTATCGTTTTATAATTTTTTCATATATTTTTTTGAATCTTAATCCTATTGCTGTGTTGTTGAATGCCTGAGAGTAGCAATACAACAGCTGCAGCAAATAATCCTTATAACTACCCACAGTCTGGTGTGTCATGCCGAATCTATTGATGAGACGCTCGGGGTCTGGCATCATAGTGACATGGCCGGCTGCTGTGACGACCGGTCTAGTCTTGCAAAATTCAACTCGTTCGTTGGAGGATACGGATGGCTTGGTCTCAGTCTCCATGTTGTACTGGAGCAACAACTTAGCGAGATGGATGTGGTCGATGGGAACGTTGGAGAATATGATGAAATCGTCTCCTTGTACCATTATTTCGTGGTCGTTGATGTTGAGACGTTCCAAAGCATCGCGTAGGATGGCATAGTTGATCAGGCAATTACCGTAGGATGTATCTACGTCACCGCTCATTCGGCTTCCTTTGAACTTGTACTTGATCCCATCTCGCGTCTTGGCGTAATTATTGATGGTTTGTTTGCTCAAACTGCGCAATTCGGAGTTATTATTATAACATGCTAGGTAGTGTTTGTGCGTGAGTTTGAGCATTTCTTTCGTGACGTGAGCATCAAAGGTGGAGTGGTCTCCTTCAGTCTTGTACAAGTACTTGTGGTGTAAATATTTGGAAGCTACTGAGTCGTAATTGCCTTTCCCGAATATGTTCTTGTTAGCCCCTAGTTTCGAGTTGTATTTTTCCAGGGGTTTGATAAAACATCCGTACTTTATGTTGAATTTTGGCTGTCGGGCTTGTATTAGTCGTGGAGCGCGATATTTAGTAGTCGGGGTCTTCTCTATCTTGGTGAAGGGGGTTATTCTGGGGCTTATGGCGGCTCCCTGTTCCAGCGAGGCAAGAGCGTCAGTATACAGACGACGCTTGCTAGGAGGCATTGAGGCCACGTATTGTCCGGGGGTGTAAGGGCTGGCCTTAAAGTTAAACCGTCTAAGATGACGGTAGGCTCGCTTGATGAGATCGGGTCGGTAATCATCGAGGAGAACAGGTGTGTGGCGCTTGGTGACGGCAGCGTGTGTGGAATGGTGGTTGCTGGGGTGGTAAGCCAGGTCGTTAGGCTTGAGCAAGCTCGAGAAATGAGGTATCCCGCGCCAGCTATTGCGGCTCCCCAGAGCAAGCCCTTTACTGTTTTCTGGACCAATACAGAGGACGTTAATGGATGGGAGGGGCGTTCGGCAAAATCCTCGGTTCGGTTGATGGTCTTAGTTGGGGCATAAAGTGGCCACCACGTGTAGTCTCGATAACGACCATCGATGCGGTCGTTATAGTCGTTGATAATGTCAACCAGGCTGGCATCGATCTCCTGGCTTTCACGTAGAACGTGGTATAGGTGTTTCTTATACACACCTTTGACGATGTGTAGACGGGCCACAGGATCTACTATGTGAGCTCGTTCGCAATAGTCGACCATCAGTGTGTAACAATACCGCTTGTAGGATGGGTCGATTCTCATGCCTGCGGTCTTCAAGAAGAGCTCAGCTAGGAGTTTCTCGGAATTTTGGTTCAAGAGAGCGTCGAGCTCTCTCCGGTTCTGTATTTCGGCTATTTGATGTTCGAGGTGCCGAACCTCGGGGTCACGTGGCGCTTCGGCCATGCCGATAAGCGCGCGCAGCTGCTCCATTTTAAACTCCGAAGTTGAAATAGTCGCGGAGGTAGTTGAGCACTACGAAGATCGTCGTGTTCCAGTACGAAGAGCACAGATTGCAGGCGTGTTCGAACTCGTTAGTCAACAGGGACATTCGTATCGCCTGTATGCGTCGAGCGAATTTAACCGTTTCATTAGTGGCTTCGTGCAAGAGCACCGTGTAGTCGTCCATGATGGTTTACTCTACTGCTAGACTGACC